TATACCGCAAAAACGTCTCATAGACTATGCGTATAGACTTATATATTCGATAAACCTACTATTTTCTTCTAATGTTACTAAATACTTACAAACAATATCTTTATCTAACTCGGATTGGATCAACAACAGAATAATACCATCAATGATATTTTCACCTACAGATGTAAATTCTACATCAGTTTCGTAATACTCTTTAATTATATCATGTGAAATGTTGAAATTTGTGAGACTTTCAATACTACTTGAATACCCTCCACCTTCAACAGTCATTAGATATGAAAATGCATTTCTAGTAATTTCTGAATACAATTCACGAGCTAAATCCCCAGATATACCCATATACTGGAGAACTAACTTAAATATTGTGTAAGAAAATATAATTTCAGGATTTGTTACAACTCTTAAAAAAGTGTCTTGACTAATATTTCTCGGAAAATTAGTATCTTTTCTCAAAATCCTCTCAATCACATCTCTATCAATCCCTCCAACATTAGTAGAAAGATTATAACCTGCTATTAACTTCCAATTTGTTATATAATTTGGACACACTTTTAAGAAATTCGCCCTACCACTATCTTCACTAAGTTTAACTTCATTAATTTTCTCTATCTTAATCATTGGAATTATTATATCTAAAATACTTTTCTTAAGCATTTTGCCTTTAACAATCCCATTGTACTTAGCTAAGTTAGTACGACGTAAAGAAATATTATAAATCTTTGAATACTCATTTGTGGTTTCAATAGCATCTATAATAGATTGTCTTCCTCTTCTTAAATAGTCAACTGATCTAGAAACTGGTATTTTGTATTTTCTTAACAATGATCTTGATTCTTGAGCAATCCGTGCCCTCTCTGGTATTATCAATACTTCATTTATATCATTAGGATCATTTGGAATCATATTTAACGGATTATATTTAACATTTAAAGACATCTGACCATTCGTAAATATGTCACCGTCCATATACCACTTACCTGAAAGAATACCATCAGCAATTTCTTTCTGTAACGATAAATCTTTAGATTCAAACATATAACCAAAAGATCTTAATGCATCAATATACCAACTATATCTATATTTAATGTATAAATCAACATTCGGAAAAACGTGTAATGAGGGAGTATCAAACGGAAACCCAACACCACCCATTGAATTAGGCGTTAGTATAGAAGAAAGCTTAGGTTGTATAAAACCATCAAATTCTTTATAGTTGAACCTAAATGCTACTCTAATCAAATACATCATTATGACGTATCTTCTAACTGGTTCACCATAATAACCACGTTCGATCATGAGTCTATATAAACCAATGATTGACCTCATTTCTTCAACTATACTAATAGGAGTGTTCTTTTCTATACAGAATAATTGAATTCTTGGATTAGGAATTTGAATCCCTAATATAAAATATTTTTTCAAATACTCCGACCTACAATTTCCAACACCACCTTTATCATTAGCCTCCATACCAACGGAACTCGCTGTATTCGATACATAATCATTAATTCTAAATAAACTCTGTGAATTCCACATCGAACCGTTTCGAACGGTTCTAATTCCTTCCTCATTTTCTATTATTTCAATATTTTCAATTTTTCCTGTAACTGCGGAATCATCACCTTGAACATTTACATTGTCTAAAGATATTTTTAAAATCGGATCCATATGTATCTTACTTATCACTATCTCAGTTATAGCTCTATTAACTAAAGAACCAAAAACACTAGTGAAAGGTTCTCCCGATTCAATCATATCTAGAAACATTAATTTAGGTCCTTTTGGTGTCATAATAACAGTCCGATGACGCCACCTATTCAACATACTTATATAATTCAATTCACCAATAGTAATAGAATCATCATATAAATAATCAATCATTTTAATTGCATGTCTCATCCCCTGACGGACAGCAGTTTTAATTGATCCATCATATTTTGAATAATCAGTATCAATTTCTAATAAATTAATTGTAGATGATGAAACCATCTGTTGAATCGCATCCTTTAATAATACACCAGTTGGCTTTTTATATCCTAAAGACTTCATAATTGTATCTACTGCTGGTCTTAATGTCATTGCTAAATAATAATCTACTATCGAATCAACCATAATCATTCGCGTTCCTTTACCACCAGGAACCGTTCTTTGACCATATTCAAGATTCAATCTTGTAGTTATATCAGTAGTTTTAAGATCTAATATTCGTTTGAAAAAGAATAAAGAAATCATATTTTTCTTCCTTATCCTTATTTTTGGGATGTCAACGATCGATGTTGAAATACTACCATTAAATGCGCCACCAGATCGACTAGTTTGTATATTGAAAACTTCTTTAGTTAGTTTCTCTTTATTCCAAACAGTCGTTGACTTCAAATTTGATGTAATTTGACTTGTAAACACTTCGAGCGTTTCAATAAATGTTAAAACATTTGCATCATTACCATCATAATTCAGTGGGAAATAATGTTCATCCTCAAACACATTCAATATCCAATCTTCAGGATCCATTCCACTATCTTCAGCGTTTTCAGTTACATATTTGACAAGTACATCGTTTTCATTTAAACTATTCTCACGATAAAGATTAAGTAAATCTTCTCTCGATTTTTCAATCCTCTCTTTTTTACTTAATCCATATATAGGATAAGACAATTCATCCTTTCCTTGACATTGTTTCGAAAATGAAACACCAACATTAGTAATTGTATATCCTGAAGAATATGATAAAGACCTTAACGAAATAAAATATTTAATGTTATCTTTAGATAATTCACTAAATCTTAAATCCTGTGCCATAATTTTTAACGACGGAATTTCAAATTCGTCGATACTATCAATAAACTCAGAGTAGATTAATTCCGTATAATCAATCTCAACTTCATCAATCCACGACATCTGTTCTCGAATAGATTCATAATTATAGTGACCGTTCCTATCTCTTGTATACACAAATTTTGGAATAGGGTATCCTCCTCTACTACAGAACAAACACCCTATTGCCATCGCAAACATTTTAGATAAGATTTTACAACGAATATGTGGATTATCATATACAATCCATTTACATAACTCGAATATCAAATCACTAGTATCTGGAAAACATAATTCCATCATACCACAATATAACATTGTGTGAACTCTAATCATTCCAACGCTATCAATGAAATCAGTAATTTCGCTTCTCTGTACAGTATAAACCTCACCATCAAATAAATCAACATAATATTTTAATATTTGAATAGATCTACACTCTTGTCCCATTGTGCGGGCTATCCACTTCACAAATTGAACACTATTAGCTAATTTCGTATAATAATATATCCTTCCTTCTTTCTTTACTCTATAGTTGAAATATTCTTGACACATTTCAGACGTTAAATCTAACGTTTCTTTCAAGAAAGGGGGAAGATATTCATTATACATAACATCCTCATTCCATTCATAGTTACAGATACTCTCCAACTCCTCAGCTTCAATGTAATTAAAGTCGCATTCAAGCGGTTCTACATCTTTAAGAACATTGAATAATTGATAGTTATTAGTAGTTTTATCTTGTTTATAAGCTATACGACCGAAGTAATTATATAAATTAAATTCATTAATCTCTATTTCAGATGACGATATCTCCTTTTTAATGAGTCGAGTTATCTTACTACCCATCTCATCTAACTCCTTAATATCATGAGTCACGAAAATTCGATTAAGCGTTTGTTCAAAATCTTCGAAC